GGTGATCCATAAACGGAAAAATACCACTACCGACACGGAACATCTGAATGCCGTTGTCGGCATTCCATTCCATAATCTTTACCAGATCTTTTGTATTAGCTGCAGCAAGCTGACCACAGCGATCAAGGCTAAACCCTGACATACGAAGAGTGCGATCAGAAGTAATGTAATCTTTCTTCTTGACATTTTCGTTGATGGACAGATTTTGACAGGCGTAACCGATTTTACGAATTGGCATTACTCTTCTCTAGTTCTGCAATCTTGGCACGAAGACGTACAATTTCTTCGTGTGCCCAGATCATTGAAGTGCGAATCTCTGTCCATATACTATACAACTGAGTATACGAAAGGTCAAATAACTTTTGAAGATTTTCGTCAGACATAATGTAGTGACCCCAACGGGACTCGAACCCGTAGTCATCGCCTTGAAAGGGCGAGGATTTGGCCAGTTAATCTATGGGGCCTTTGTTCTTTTTCTTGTTGTCAAGAACGATTGGTTGCTTGTTGTTTCTGTTCAGCGATCTGGTGATAATCATTCGAATGTTGTTAATATCACCCGGTTGCAGATGAAACCGATTTAGTAAATACTGGAGCACATGCTTGGTCACTGTGTCTGCCAAAGGATTGGATTTACGCATGTACATATTTAGTAGGATGCCAGAGACTCGAACTCTGCGGTAGATCGTTATAAGCGATCCTGTGCCACCCGACACGTGCATCCCATAGTCTTATTCTACCTCAGATTCGACGGGAAGCAAGTTAATTCGAGACTTTTTATTAGCAACGTGGCCGTTTTCGTTTTTGATCATGTAGTTAGACTTTTGACGGTCTTGATCATGACCTAGACGAAAATTGACATCCTTGAATCCCATTTGGATAAGGACATCTTTATTTTGCTGGAGAAAATCAGTAAACTTGTTTACAGAATTGATGCAGTCAAGTTCATTCATTTCCAGAGGAAAGTCCATGTGGAGTCGAAACATTGATTGGTTCCTGTTCTTGCTTTACGTAGTTTTCAATTTCTTTACGAAGACGATTTAGCTTACCATTGATTACAGAAATTTCAACACCTATCTGGTGTAGATTGCCGCATATGACTTCTAGAGCCTGAAGATCACTGGGTTTACAATTTCTCATAGAGTGATGATTCCCTGATCGGTGGTGTAGTTAATTTCGTGAAAAATTTCACGACACCACGGAAGACACAATTCACACGGCTTGGCCATGCGAAGTTCACCAAAACGATTAAAACGAACGTTGAGAAGCGTCAGCTTCTTATCACGCAGATTGTACGGCACCTTACGGTACGCGTCCAATTCTGAGTGCATCTCGTCAAACGGGTAACCAATAACCTTAGCCTTGGGATGGGTCTTGAAAAAATTACGACCTGTGGCTACGATTCGGTTCTTGTGGAGAATAAAAGAAACGTGCTTCTTTTGACGCGGCAGTTCCATGCACAACGGAAACGCCTGCTCCAGATACGAATCAATAAGAGTATTGGTCATAGTGTAACTATACTCTATTTTTTCTTAGAGTCAACCTTTTTGGTGTCTTTTTTCTTGGTTTTCTTTTTACCAAATATATCGTCCCAGTTTTTGGAATACTGTTCCCAATTTACTGAACGATACTGATCACCTTTTCCTGCATCGTGTTTACCACCCATAACAACCTCCAAACTCCCGAAACTGGACTCGAACCAGTGACATCGAAGTTAACAGCTTCGCGCTACTACCAACTGAGCTATTCGGGAATATTATTAAATTTTTTCTGGACTTCCGGACCACGTAATATCATGAAGATCAACACCAGAACTCATAAGAAGTGTATCCATAACATAACGCTTCATGTGTTCAAAATTTATAAAATTTAATACTTCATTTCCGTGAATGGCTTTATATTCGTTTACTTGTTGAAGCACGTCGTATTTATTGATGATAAGTTCCGTGCAACCGGACAGTAGTATGGCTTTCTTTAGTTTGTCTAGATTCAGCCAGTTTACTAACCGCTTACGTCCTGTTGTTGAACCGTACTCTCCACCCAGTTCAATAATCTTGTTTAAGATCGGATCGTCCCACAAAGACGTTGGGAATAGTGGATCTACTCCGCTCTTCGTATCGTAAGCTTTTGCCACACCGATGATTCGTCGTATTTTCTTGGGTGAGAAACCCAGAGAGCACGCACCATACGGCATCGTAGTACTACTAGTAACGTATGGGTAATCACCATGATCAATATCAAGCCATACACTTTGGGCTCCTTCGCATAAAACTTTGCCGTATAATTCTCCATCCCAGAGCCACTGGGTGTCCATCATCTCAATCGCTCGTCGGCCTCGTCGGAGCATTTTGTCGGAATAACAAGGAGCGATACCTTGAGCAGTTGTTCCCAAGTGGCCAAGGTGTTGCTTATCATACGCAATATGTGCTTCAGTAATGATGTGAGCATTGGGTGATATCTTTACAAGATCGGTATTAAATCCTGCTGAACGAAGTGTACGTACTTCTTCAAAGAATTTATCAATATTTATTACACAACCGGGCCCAATAACGCACTGCTTGCCAGCAAATATTCCTGAAGGAATAATATGAGTCTTGTGCTTTTGGCCGTTCACATATACAGTATGTCCCGCATTAGGACCACCGTTCCAACGACACACAAAGTCGTAATGCTTGGCCATAGCATTGGCAATTTTACCTTTGCCTTCATCTCCCCAAGCAAGACCGTAAATAATATCAACTGCTTCGATCATAGTATGTGTGCTTTTTAAAATCTTGATTAAATTGGTGTACTGTTTCTTTTACATCAATTGCTGTTAATGCTTCATTAATAGCATTACGAATAGACAACAGTTCGTCGTAAGAATAACCGTTTATAATTTCATCACAATCGGTTGCTTCAAATGTAGCAATATATTTTCCTTCTTGTAAAGGATTTTTGTGAAGTGTAATGGTAGGCTTACGGTAATCGTCTACACGATTTACACCGGTAGCAATAAAAACATTTGGATTCTTTATCATGTTTTAGTCCTGTAGAAATGAACGAGCATCTGAATTTTCGTCTAACTTCTTTTTAAATTCATTATAGTCACGACGAGCGTTATCAAGAATTACACGGTGAGCATCAAACCAACCTGCACGATATTCGTCCCAATATAGACCGACTTCTGTGGTGTCTGGCATTTCTCTGCCTTCCATCCGTGCTTCATAACCGTGACGGTATCCTTGTCCTTGAACGTAATTTGGTGTACTCATACACGCCTCCTTGTAAAAAACACACCCGGCTGGATTCGAACCAGCGACCCACAGATTAGAAATCTGTTACTCTGTCCGGCTGAGTTACGGGTGTATGCTGATGTTTACTCAGCACCCACGAGCTTTAGACCCTGTGGGGCAACAACCTTCTTTGGTTCTGGAGTTGCAAGACCACTCTTGAACGACATGTATTGAGTTGTAATGTCTTCTAGAGGAGTTACAGTCAGAAGAACAAAATCAGCAGGAACATCGATACCGTTCTTACTTTCTGCAAAAGGCATCCAACCAATAAAAGCCAGACGACCATCTGGAGTAGGAATAAGAGCCATGGGATCCTTTAGATTCCAGCCGGTTTCAGTCTTAGTAGCACGGCAAAGAACGTCTTCACCTGTCTTCATACGCATAATTAGAGTTTGAGTATTTTCCATAGTATTCATATTATATCTCCTAAATTAAGATTTGCAAGCACAAACACCAAATATTTTCTTCCAAAGTGGGCAATCGTTTGGTTTTTCTACAGGCCAACAGTTTCCAGGATTCATCTTGCAAACAAGTTCAGCGTTTTGTAGTGCACTTTTAACACCAGCAAGAACCTGTTCTTCAGTTAATACAAGATCTACAGTGCGGCCATTTACATCGGTTTTAGCATAGAATAAGTTTTCCATAAACACCTCCGATTTATTTATAAAGAAAATCTGCCCCTTTACAGGACAGATTTTCCATGATCAACAGCCCAAATTGTGTATCAGCGAGCCTTGTAACGAGTACCGTCTGCACGGAACTTGAATACACGGCGACCTGGATGCGTGTCGCGCATTAGGTATTGAGTGCGACCAGTTGGGCTGGTACGAGTCTCAACACGCCAATTGCCAAACTCCTCAACGACTTCACGAATATCGCTAATCGTTGCACGGAGATTCTGTACACCGAAACGAGCACGAGCCTCGGCAGCGGTGAGAGTACGACCACGCTTGCTCAGGTAGTTGATTACCTTGTTTTGCTTAGTAATTGTACGCATAATGTAAAACCTTTCTATAGAAGTTTTAGGACATCTCATGTTGTGCTCGTTCACTGTCCTGTATGAACGAGTTACGCTGTTTCATTATACTACGGATTTAACCGTTGTCAAATGAAATTGATTCAGAAAATTCTTTTACTCGCATCCACTCTTCACGACGGTAGTTATCCATAGACGGAAACTCCGACTTCCTAAGAATAGGATGATTTAGTGCGTCTCGCATGTGTGCAAGAGTCTGGGTTAGATCGGAAATATCATCGCCGTAAACTGATGACTGACTAACCGTGTGATCAATGGGCTTACCGTCTAGGTAGTATACCTCATAGATGGCGTACCACGGTTCATCACCAGTATCATCCATAATAATTCTGTAATTCCAAGTCATTTTGCCTGACATATCGTTCTCCTAAAGTAGGACGGGTGGGATTCGAACCCACACTACGAAAATTTTAAGTCTTCTGACTCTGCCGTTGGTCTACCGTCCCAAAAAGTGCCTCCTGTAGGGATCGAACCTACGACCTATAGATTAAAAGTCTACTGCTCTACCAACTGAGCTAAGGAGGCGTCACTGATGCCTATAGTATAGCTCACATTTTACGGGAGTCAAATTAATCTTATTAGTTTTTAGGGTTTTGTGGTGGTTTGTACGGATTATTGGGACCAACTCTAGAAGTATCACTAAACCAAGAGGTTGGATCTAACCAAGAATTAGAACCGTATGAAGTTTTTACTTCATTGCCTTTGTTTCTTGTTAGTTTTCCATCTTTTACATCATAAGAACCACCGGTGGGAAATGCTCTATTTAATAACGGTTCGGTAATATTTTTTGCTATAGTTTTACCTAACATTTCTCCAACAATTGGAGCACCGACACCAACAGCTACATTTCCAACAGTACCAAAATTCATAGGACGATTTAATATATTTCTTGCTGTTTGACTTACAGTTGGAGTTACAATTGGTCTAGGAGCCAGTTTTGAATTTGTGGTTGGTTTTGGTATTTCAGAACCCACTAGTGTCTTGTTGCCTGCCATGGATT